TGAGTGGGTGGACCGATCGCCTTGCGAACATCCGCGCCGCCTGGCGCTCGGTTTCGGGCAATGAACGCCGCGTGACGGAGCATGGAGGCCAGGCCGCCGAGTCGCGCGAAGAGTTCGTCATCAACTTCCGCGAAGGCATCGACGCCAGCATGCGCGTTGTCTTCAAGGGCAAGTTCTTCAACATCAAGCATGTGAAGCCGTTCGGTCGGATGAACCGGGAGTGGCTTCTGCTGACCTGCGATACGGGTGTAAACGATGGCTGACGGATTGAAAGCGGAAGTGCTGGGTACTGCCGCGCTGACCGCCGCCTTCAAGGACGTCCGGGAAGACATGCAGCGCTCGACCGCCTTCAAGATGGTGGCCGGCGCGGGATCCGTGGTGCGCGGCGAGGCAAAGCGTTTGGCCCAAGCGCAAGGCCTGCGCAAGACCGGCGCCATGATCAACAATATCGCCTTCAAGCGCGATCGCGGCGCGCCGGAAGGAACCGTCCAGTACAACGTCGGCGTGCGCCACGGCCGCGACATCACCCGGAAGGGTGAAAAGAAGCTGCTGCTGAAGGTCGGCAAGAGCGGCCGGATTGTGCGCGCCAATGACCCGTTCTACTTCCGTTTCCACGAACTGGGAACGAAGAAGATGCAGGCCCGGCCATTCCTGGCGCCGGCGCTGGAGAACAAGCGGGACGAGGCAATCGCGGCGATGGAGAAGCGGCTGCAGGCGGCCATTGAGAAGGCGGGTAAGAAATGAGCGTGAAGCAGACCGTCCTGGCCGCACTGGAGCCTGTTCTGGCAAACAGCTGGGCCGTCGAACTGCCGCAGCGCCCGACCTGGCCGGCAATCGTCTTTGAAGTCGACAGTCAGCCCGAGCTGGGCTGGTGCCTGGGCGGCGGATATGACCAGAACGTGGTGACCGTCGTCATCCTGGCGCGCGAGCTGGGCCCGATCGAAACCATGATTCCGCAGGTCCGCGCCGCAATGGAAGCCTTGGACGGCTTCATGGGTGAGGAAGAGCACGGAGACTCCGGGTATGAGGACGACCCGGAGGTCTACGGCTACTTCATGAATTTCCGAATTCGAACCCCGAAATATTGACCACCAGGCCCGCCGCGAGCGGGCTTTTTTATTGGGAGCCCACGACATGGCCGCAACCAGCAACAAGACAATCTCGCAGCCCGCCTCTGAAACGCCGGTGGAGGAGAAAAAGCCCGTTGACCACATGCCGGTGATCACCGGCGATGAACACGCTGGGAAGGGCGGCTCCTACGTAATCGATCCGGCCACCGGCGCGCGCACTTTGCGTGAGCGCACGAAGGACGCCGAGTAAGTCCGACCATCAGACACTGAGAAGGAAAAGCCATGTCGAAAAAGCAGCGCAACGCACTGTTGCTCGTCAAGAACGAGACGACCTACAACACAGACCCGACGCCGACCGCAGCACTGAACGCGATCCTGTGTCGCAATTTGGATGTGCAGCCGCTCAAAATAGCGGTTGTCGACCGAGCGACTGTGCGACCGTACTACGGAAATAGCCCGCAGGTTGTGGCTGCTGCTTGGTCCACGATTGCATTTGAGGTTGAATTGGCCGGCGCCGGTGCTGCCGGTACTGCGCCGAAGTGGGGCCCGATTCTTCGCGCCTGCGGCTTCTCCGAGACGATCTCAGCCGGCGTGAACGTCACTTACGCGCCGATCAGCGTCAGCCATGAATCGGCCGCGATCTACTACTACCTTGATGGCCTGCTACACAAAGCCAGCGGCGCGCGTGGCAACGTGTCATTCGACATGAGCGCCCAAGGCATTCCGGTGATGAAGTTCGTCTTCACGGCGCTCTGCGGCCCGGTGACGGATACGCCGATGGCGGCGGGATATGCGTTCTCTGGTTTCAGCCAGCCGGTTGCAGTTAACAAGGCGAATACAACTCTCACGCTGCACGGCTACAGCAGCAAGATGGAAAGTTTCAGCTTGGACGCCGGAAATGACGTCAAGTACATCAACCGTCCAGGCAACGAAGAAGTGGTGATCGGCGACCGCAATATTACCGGCAGTGTGATGATGGAAAAGGATTCCGTCGCCGCAAAAGACTGGTGGTCAATCGTGAAGGCAGGCACCGCCTCGACTCTCGCACTGGTGCATGGCACGGTGGCCGGAAACATCTGCACGCTTTCCGGTCCGAAGGTCCAGCTTCTTGACCCTACGGATTCCGAAAAAGACGGCATCTCCATGGTGTCGTACCCGCTGTCCATCCAGCCGAACGCTGGCAACGATGAATTGAGCCTGGTCATCACCTGATCAGCAGGCCCGGCCGGCGCCGGGCTTTCTTCTTCCCCAACTACAAAACCGGAGCAGCACATGGCTTTCAAGATTGCCCTGACGCCAACCTTTCGGGTGAAGGTCGTCGTGAAGACCCCGAACGACAAAGGGACCGTGGATACGTCGGACTTCATGGCGGAATTCAAGCGGCAGGACATGAAGCAGCTCGAAGAGCTGAAAGCGGTCGAGGGCCAAGACAATGTCCTACGCCGGGTACTTGCCGGCTGGTCCGACCTGGTTGATGACAATGGTGCGGTGCCATTCAATCCGGCGACTCTGGATGCATTCCTGCTGATCCCCGCTGCGTTGCAAGCGACCGTCAAGGCCTTCTGGGACAACGTCATACAGGCCCGCGAAAAAAACTCATAGAGGCCGCCCGATACTGGGCCGGGGACCGGCCCGATGCCGGCCGGGTGGCCGTAGATGACAACGTCGTCGCGTCTATGCGCGCCGCCGGCTTCACTGAAGAACAGATCGCGGTCGCGCGCGCGAAGCGCGAGCCGGAGGGCGAGCTTGTCTGCGAAGTCTGGGAAGAGAACTGGCCGGCCTTCCTGCTCTTTGAGGGCCTGGCCACGCAATGGAAGATCACCGCCGGCATGGGGGGCGCCCTATGGACCGGCTTGGATTACCAAGCGGCCGAAGTGCTGATCCGCATGCGGATTCCCGAAGCGGACCGCATCAAAGTCTTTGCCGACGTCCAGGTTATGGAGCGCGCGGCGCTCGAAGTGCTCAATTCGAAATAACTGGGAAAGCGAAATGTCCGCATTGGGATCGCTGGTCGTAAAACTGGCCTTGGAGTATGCCGAATACACCAAGGGCCTCGACAAAAGCTCCCAGGAGTCGCTGCGCTTTGCTCAAGGCGTCCAGAAGTCGTTCGACCAGGCATCCACAGCCAGTCGTGAGTATTTCACCGGCATGGTGAAGGGCGCCGCGGCGGCAGCGGCCGCGCTGCTGAGCGTGCGGGCTGTCGTGGACGGGCTGAAGTCGGCAATTGACGCCGCCGATCACCTGAACGACCTGTCAAAGAAGACCGGAATCGCGGTCGATACCTTGGGCGGGCTGGGCTTCGCCGCGGGACAGGCCGGAATGGATTTGGACAGCGTTTCCGCCGGCGCCGGCAAGCTGAACAAGGCAATCGCCGACGCGGCCACCGGCAACAAAGAGGCGGCGGAAGCCTTCCAGGTGCTGGGGATTTCGCTCAAGGACACGAGCGGCCAGCTCAAGAAAGCGGATGAGGTGATCGCCGAGGTCGCCGACAAGTTTGCGCAATACGAGGACGGTCCGGAGAAAGCTGCCATCGCGCTGCGCCTGTTCGGCAAGGCCGGCGCCGACATGATCCCGCTGCTGAACGACGGCGGCGACGCGCTGAAGGAAAACATCGCGTACTACAAGCAGTTCGCCGGCGTGACAGAGGATGTGGCCAGCAAGGCAGACGCTTACAACGATGCGCTGGGTAAGCTGCATCTGCTCAATGGCGCCTTCAGCCGCACCCTGGCCGCAGAAATGCTGCCGAACATGCAGACGCTGGTCGATTACCTGCTCAAGGGCAAAGAGAACTCGGACCTTTTCAAGACGGCGGCGAACGGCGTCGCGACGTTGTTCGAGACGATGGTCATCGTGGGCGCCAACGTCGTCTATGTCTTCAAGGGAATCGGCAACGAGATTGGCGGGATCGCCGCTCAGCTTGCCGCCCTGGCCACCGGTGACTTCAAGGCCTTCTCTGCGATTGGCGAGGCCATGAAGCGCGACGCCGAAGCGGCCCGGAAGGAACTGGACGGCTTCGAGAAGCGAATCATGTCCCGGCAGCAGGGCGGATCGGAAACGTTCGAATCCGGCTTCGTCGGCACCGGGGCGCTCCAGGGAACGAAGGGCAGGGCTCCGGCGCTTCCCAACAAGGGCGACACCGACAAGAAGGAACTTGAAGGACAGCTGAAGGCGATCCAGAACGCCTACCAGGCCGAGCGCGATGCAACCGCCTTCAACCTGGCGCTGATTGGTGAGCTGCGCGCGCAGGATCTGGTCGACGTCAACGCCTATGAGCAGGCGAAGATCGCCGCCATTCAGCATGGCTTGGAGTCAGCGAAAAAGGCCTTCGACGCGGAAATCGCGGCCCTTCAAGACTACAAGGCGAAGGCCGGCAAGCCAGAAGACCGGGCGGACGCGGACAATAAGATTGCCGATGCCAAGGCGAAGAGGGCCAAGGCTGAGCGCGACGCCGCCAATGCAACCACGCTCGCCCTGGTCCAGCAGGATCGCGCCCAGAGTGACCTCAATCGAGGCCTGAAGGACTGGATCGCCCTTCATGGCTATGCGGCTGAGAACGCCGCGCTGGAAATCGATTTGATGGGCCGGTCGGCGCAGGAAATCGAAAAGATCACGAACGCACGCCGCATTCAGCTGGATGTCGAAGAGCGCATCCGACAGGCGCAGAAGCTCAGCAGCAAGCCCATCGACCGGACGGAATACGACAAGGCGGCTGCCAATGCGATTGCGACAGCCAACATGCTGATCGATGCGAAATACCAGAAGTCCCGCGATCCCTGGTTCAATCTGACTGAATCGGTGCGGGCCTATGGCGAGGAAGCGGCCAACGTCGGCAAGCAGATTGGCGATGCGATGACCGACGGCATAAAGTCTGCGGAAGACGCATGGGTCAGCTATGTCACCACAGGGAAGTTGTCATTCGACAGTCTGGCGAGATCCGTGATTGCGAATTTGGCCCGAATGCAGGCGCAACAGGGAATTGCGTTCCTCACCGGTGGGAGCGGCGGCGGGGCATCATTCTTGAGCGCGATTGGTTCGTTGTTCGGCGCTGCTGGCGGCGCCAGCGGAGCGCCAGTCAACATGGGCGGCGGCTCTGGCCTGACGCTCGGCGGCGGCTCTGGGCTCGGCAGCATGGGCGGCGGTACCGGCTTGCAATTCCGCGCCGAGGGTGGGCCGGTTTCGCCCGGCTCCCCGTTCATCGTTGGCGAGCGAGGCCCGGAACTGTTTATTCCCCAGTCCTTCGGCGCCATCGCGCCGAACAAGTCGCTGCCGGCGGCAATGTCGCAGCCGGCACAGAAATCAATCACCCTCTCGCCGGTCTACAACGTCACTGTGCATAGCGATGTCGAC